ACGCAGCAGCCCAAAGGTGCAGACGGTTTTGCCGTTTGGCTTCAATCCTGACGGAGCACAGAAGTTCTTCGATGTAATTCGCATTGGGGAGCTGAACACGTTCTCGTCAAAGGAGAGAGCCACACTCGTCCGCATCAATGGGATCACGCAGGCATTGCCCGGGGGTGGCACCGTGTCCTGGGGGGCAGGTTGCTACGCCCAGCTTGGGCTGCCTACGAAGATGGGGAAACGCGCCAATTGCGCCACCACTCTGGATCCTGGCAAGAGCCTCGAGTCCTACGTTCCTGGGTCGCTTTTCGACCGCAATGGCATTTTGCCTGCGGATCGCGGCACTGTCGTCATCATGGACGACTACGGGGACAAGAACATTGTGGAATGCACGATCTGTTTTCAGAAGTGCAGCTTGGACGGCCCGGACGACGATCCGTGGACCCTCATCCTCCGCCATTCACTGCGCACTTTGCGCCAACGTTTGGAGGACGGACACACCCTCACGGTGCATCGCCCAGATGTGATGTGCACGCCCATAGGCATGCTCGTTCTCGAGCAACCGCCTGGCAAGCACAAGCAAAAGACCTGGCGCGACTGCTACTTCGTGCTACCCAAAGAGGAAGATTTCACTTGCTTGGTGAATCTTGACGCAGACGAACAGAAAGACTTCGATCGCTCGCTTGGCCAGAACTTGGCGCCAAGTCTTGAGCTGATCCTTCACGATGCCCTGTGTGGCAAGTTCGGCTGGGATTTATCCCGTTTAGGCGTCAAAACACTCAAGTCAACCTTTGGGAAGACACTTGGACGCAGGCATTCAATGCGGGCGGTCGACAATGATGACTCCACGCGCTGTGGGGTCACATCCGGTATGGTACCCGAGACAGACGACAACGTCGCAATGGTCAAGCGGTATGGCATCTGCCATCACGACATCTCCAATGCACCCGGCGGATCGAGCTCACTTGCTTGGACAGGTGGGGGAGAGATTGCCTTCATGCATTGTGGCAACATCGATGGCAAGAACTACTGCGTGCCTGCGAGCGTGCTGTACCAACTGGTTCAGAAGCACAACAACGTGAACTACGAAGGCCCAGTGGACGAAGGTCTCACGGCTTTCAGTGAAGGTGTTGCTGCTATGATCGCTGCCGCCGGAGAGAAGATGGACGCTGCCATCGAGTTGGGGCTGACCACAATTAGCCCCGAGCTGCTCGACAACATGCGGCACCATGTCTATGGCAAGCTCGAGTCAATGGGCCTCCCTGTGCGCACCGCGCCGGAGTTCACACTCGGCAAGCCTCCCGGACTGGAAGCTGCAGGCTCCAAGGCGTCCAACAAGCGCTTGTACGCGGCCTCGAAAGCCGGCTATGTTGCCGGCAAGTTCTTTAAGGTCATGAACAACAAGGAGCTCAAATTGGCACGCGACTCAGTGAAGAAGTACAAGCTCTCTTCCAAGGACCACAGTAGTCTTATGGAGATGCTCTACTATTACCTGGGAGCCAAGGACGAGCCCACTTGGAGTGACCGAGACCGCAAGGCACGCCAGCGTCTTTATGACGGCAACGGCTACCACGGGGACGACGACAACATGTACGCCGGTGTCCGAGACGATCTCATGCACGAATGGGAGCAGATGCTCATGCATGGTAGCGACAATTTCGATGACAAGAAGGCCCTTGCGGACCTTGACAAACGCATCGAACGCGCCCTCGACCATAAGCACCACATGCAGGAGGCGCACGACGCTATCGCAGCGCACCGTGTGAATATGAGGGTCACCCGTCGTGAAGAGGACGAGCCCACACCGGCCCCCAAGGTTAGGCGTGGGTGGAACCCACACTCAAACCGCAAGAAGATCAAGTTGCCTGGAGGTGAGCCTGGGGAGCTCGAGAGCAACGTCACCACTACCGTGCACACGGTTGGCAATGACCAGTTCCTCGATGCTGACGCCCTGCAATACGCCAAGCACATTGACGAGTGTGAGACAATCCCTCCCGCCACCGCAGACGAGGTTCGGGCATTCGATGCCCTAGTCACGGAGGTGCTCGACAAGATCAACACCATGACGATGGACGAGTTCTATCAGAAGACGAGCGACCTCCAAATTAGCGGACACGTGCGAGACTCGCACTATTTCAAAGTCGCGCTGGACACGCACATCGTGCCAGCAGACAAGATTACGCGCGACTCGCCGCTGAAGTTCGCTCGTGCAATGGCACACGCACGGTCCAAGGGGAGTAACGGAGCACCCATGAAGGAACCTCTTAAGGAGGGCCTCATGGCCACCCACGCTGACATCTGCTGGGATTCCGTGAACGACGAGGCCCATGCGGTGATGCCGCCCACAACCGCGAAGGCGGTAATTGATTCTTTGAACGTGCAGTTCAAGGATCGTAGCAGGTGCAAGCCACTGCACCCTGCCACCATGCACATTTTGGCCTCCGGCTACCCTGCCGTGGAGTGGACTGGTGACATCACCGTCCAGGACGCGATCTCGGACGTGTTCCGATCGCTGATCCTCTGCAAGGGTGTCGGATGGCACTTGCGCCCAGGCATTACCAGCAAAGCCCAGTACGTGGCCGACGCGATGTCGCGCGTCGAGACGGTCACAAGACTGGCGATGCTGATGGTAACGCCGTACGACATTTTGTCGCACGCGAGCCCATGGGAGCTGTACCAATGCGGCTTTGTCTTGCCGGAAGTCCTCAAAGTGAAGAAAGAGGCCCACAAACGCTCCAAAGTCCGCGAGGGACGATGGCGCGTTATATGGCAGACTTGTATATCTGCCGAAATCCTGTGCAGGTTCGTACATGGGAAGCAGAACTCAGCCGAGGTCTGCGCGTACCAGAACGGCCTCACGCATTCTGCCGAATTCCCAACGTTCGGCAATGCCACAGGTATGGGGCATGACGACATCGGACTTGCGCGCACTGCCGCCGCCATACGGCGCTTGAT